CATAACTTATTCCCATATATTTCTCAGCTCTTTTTGTAGGAATATGATATTTGTATCTAGGTTTATTATTTATAACTTTTGTAACTATTGCACTTCCTATATCTAAAGTTCCGCTAATTAGCCCACTTTTTAAAGTTCTCTCATTCATTTGAAGAAATGAACAAGCCTCTTCTACACTTAACAGTAATTTCATTTTTTTTATTCCTCCTTTTTTAATTTTTTGCAACCAATTTACTTTCCAGTATTTTTGAGTTATCTGGAACTTCTCCAAATTCAAAGTGCGTGTAAAGGCTGCCTTTCCATATCTGTTCAGCTTCCTCAAAATATTTCTTGGCTTCTTCTTTGTTGTCGAAAACTTGAATGTTTTCGGCTATATAATCGAAATATCTCGTTACTATATATTTCATTTGTTTTCCTCCAGTAAGTTTTTGTTTTCATAAATATTTCCGATATCCCTCTTTTCGTGCCATCCAAGGCTACATTTTGTCATATATTCTGCATATTCTAATGCCTCTTTCTCTGTTTCAAAATAATTTCCGTTCTCATATTTTTTATTATCAACAAAATGATTTTTTTCTAAATCCCAACTCACTTGAAATGTTCTATCTATATAACAATAAGAATTTCCATATTTTGCCCGCCATCTCTTTTTTATTTCGTATTTTTCATTGATAGCTTTTACTTTTTCCTCTATAAGTTTCTTTTCTTCTAGGGTACAAAAATTATATATACCTAAATTATAATCATTTTCTGTAATTTTTCCTTTTAAATATAATAAATTACACTCTTTATCATAACCAACTCTACCACATGAAACTATAAATAAATCACTATCTTCAAACTCTCCTATTTTTAAGACATCTTCATTCTGTTTTATTATTTTCCAAACAAAATTATTATCCCATATCGGTATAAACTCTATTTCTAAAACATTTTCTTTTTCCATTCTTATTCCTCCTTACGCAAATTTCTTGGAATCAATCATTAATTTATTCAGTATTTTTTTATCTACTCTATTGCCTTTTTTTTGATATTCTAGCAAATCTTTTAACTGCTTTCGAGGATTATACTCGTCTTCCTCGATCAATTCAATACATTGTTCCTTAAATTTCTTCCACTTTGTTAACATCATTTTGCAATACTTTCTGTTTTCTGCTTTTAGTTGAGCTTTATCAATGTAATCATTCATAATATCGTAGCAAGCAAAAATTTCAATTATTTTTCTAAACGCAATTTCCACTTCTTGATAAGCTGACGTTATATTTTTAACATATTTTGCAGCATATTCAGACATATTTTCTTTTAATTTTTTGTCAAATTCTTTTTTTAATTTTATACTCTTTTTTAATATTTCAGCATTTTCACGAGCGTTTTGGTCAGCAAATACTCGTATAGATGCTTTTATTGTGATGTTAATAATTGGGATTAAAAAATCAAAACTTCTCAAAAGCTCATCCTTTATCGTTTTTACCTTAACCTCGTGCCAATCAACTATTTTCCTTTTATTTTGTGGATCATAGACTGGATTTTGTCTTTTTGGTATAAAATAGTCCATGTATCTCGCTTGTAACAACATCAAAGCGTTGTCAAACATGTGATAATCAAAATTTTCTTCTGTCTTTTTGATTACTTGACTTCTTTTAAGTTTCAATTTTGGTTTCTTTATTTTCCTAGCCATTTCTTCTCCACTCCTTATATTTCGTCATTGGTTCATGTTTTTCCAATCTTCAACTTCTTCTTCTGTTTCAAGAAATCGAAAGTCTGCTTCTATAGTATCCCATAGCCATTCTTCAAATTCTTCTTTAAGTTTTTCTTCATCTTTTATTATTTCTTCTGCCTTTTCCTCTGTGTAGCCGTAATCATCAATTAAATCAATAACTTCAGCATTTGCAGAACGGATATTTGCTCTGCTGTTCACATAAAATCCTACCTTGTATTTACTCATTTGTTTCCTCCAATAAGTTTTTGTTTTCATAAACGTTTCCGATGATTTCAAAATCATCGCCAGTAAATCCGTGATGAAAAATATAAACATAATCTTCTTCATCAATTAAATTAGCAATAAAAGCACCTTTTTTAAATCCAACAACTGTTTTATGCCAAGTTGATGTTTCATCTAGTTTAATTAATACAATATCTCCCTCATAAATTCCTGTGTCGTTTTTATCTGCGAGCCCTGTGTATTGCATTAATTCAACATCATCAAAGCTCTCTCTTCTTAAAATATATGCATTATTAATTTCGCTCTTTTTTAGATATTGTATTGATTTATCTGTAAAATCCATTGTTTCAACATTTACCATTTTCTTGTCTTCTTTAAGCCAAGCTCTAAATTTTATTTCTCTCATTGTTTATCCTCCCGTTTCTCTCAATGCCCCCCACAATTTTATTTAATTAGTAAACTTTGAGTAGTTTCTAAATGTACTCCAGGGATTTCGATCCCTTTTTTTATTTCTTTTTTTATTTCGTTTTTTTCGATTTTTATAGAACTAATATGTGTTATAAATTTTTGCGGAATTAAATTTTCATCTTCAATAATTAGTGATGGCGTGTTATTTCTAATTGTGAATGTTCCTGTTGCAGTTTCTATTTTTTTAGTGCCGAGTTTTTGCATTGCTCCAAGGATTAATTCCTTGAACATTTTTTTCTTTTCGTTTGCATATTTTGCTTTTTTAGCATAAAAGTCTGCAATCTCTTTGCATTTTTTCTCTTTCAATTCTAAATCTTTTAAAATTAATTCAAGTTGATTTGATTTTTCTTCTAAAAGTAATTCTATGCTTTCTTTTGTGTCGTTTATTGTTTTTTCATCTAATTCGTTATTTTCACTATCCAAAAAATTTGCAATATTATTTATTTCTTTCAATTCATATTTTATTAAACTTAAATTATTCATTTTCATCACTCCTTTTATTTATCTAAAACGGAAAATCTTCATTGTCTCCATTTCCGTTTTCGTTATTTTTTTTAACATTTTGATTGTTTCCAATAAAATCAAACTTATATACCCAAACGTCAGTAGTATAGACAGTTCTGCCGTCTTTTTCATAACTCCCAGTTCTTATTGCCCCTTGTACAGCTATTTGACTACCTTTTTTAAAGTATTCAGCAATATTTTCTGCAGTTTTTCCCATGCAACACAGTTAATAAAATCCGTTTCTTCTTTATTTCTTTGTACTGCTAAAGTAAATCTAGTGTTTCCTTTTCCGTTATTCGTATATTTTAATTCTGGATCTTTTGTTAGTCTTCCTATTAGGTTTACTGTATTCATTATTTTTGCTCTCCTCTTTGTTTATTGAACTCATTGACTTTTCTGTTGAGTTCAGAATCAAGTTTTAATTTTTTACGCATAAATTTTTTGAATTTTATTACTTCAATCGGCTCTAAATCTGCTATTGTTTTACTGTTATTCAATAGCAAAAAATCATTTAATTCTTTTTCAAAAAATCGAGAAAAATCATTTATTGCTTTAATTGCGTCATCGTATTCCTCATTAGCAATTGTCGGCTCAAATTCATCGTTTGCTACTATTTCTAACGCATTGTAATAACAATATCTTTTCAGATATGTGTGCGTTGATCCGATTTGTTGTAAACTGTTTTGACCTTTCATTTCAATTTTTGCAATCGGAGTTACAAAAGTTTCTTTTTCCTCCAAATTTTCAGAATTAACAATAGTTAGAATCCCTTCAGTTTCTGTTAAATCAAATTTTGAAAATAACTTCAATTCGCTAAAAATTGCATTCACTTTCGGCAAAAAATCTTTCAATTCAAAATAGTCAAAACCTGCAAATTTATTATGTCCACTCTTTTTTAAGCCTGTGTTTTGTAACTCCACACGGGCTTTTTGCAATTTTTCATAAATGTTCATATTAATCCAACTCCTCTAATTTTTTTATTGTTTCGTCTAATTCTTCAAAAACATTTTTTTTATAAAATCTAATTCTTTTTTTAAAAAATACCTCTGTTGAATTTTCCCACCCGTTTTTATAAATGCTTATTTCTAGCCATTCGACATGACCAGCGAACGATAAAAAAATCGTGTTTTTTGTCTTTTCACTTTTAATAAGTGCTAAATTCATTATTTTTATTACTCTTTCTTTCAAAATATTATCTAATTTCATTTTCATTTCCGCCTTTCGCTTTTTTAATTTCTTTGAACATTTTAGGTGCTAAATAAATCACTATCCAACATAACGGTGGTATAAGTACCTCTCCGCCAAACGCATTATACCCTCTCTCTATCTTAGCGTATTTGAACGCTAAAATAGTTAAGATTGCTGTTATTGTTAGTTTAGTTATGTTTATCATTAATTTTTTCATAATATCCTCCTTAGTTTGCCCAATTACAAAGACCTTTTTTCAAACTTTTAATCTCTTGTTTAATCATTTCCACTTCGTCAGCTGTTAAGCCTCTTATCACATCATCAGTGATGTGAGTGTCATAGCATAAATCGCAATTATCTTCATCCCCTTTTAAAACTGCTACTTCAAACAGTTCTAAATTATTCACATCAGGAATAATTGATATGCCATAGCCATTTTGGTAAAATTCTTTTTTCTGATGTTCAACACAGTAGTTAAATCTTGATTCTAAATCTTTCTTTGATTTCATTTCTTCTCCTTTATTTTATTTTCTTAAAAATTTTTTTGATTCTATTTCTTAGTCTTCTTTCTTCTCTCTCTTTTTTTACTTTTCTTTCGTTAGCATTTACTAACGCTAACGAACTAAAATCGTATTTCATTTTAATTCCTCCATTTTTAAAAATTTAATAGTGCCGTCTGCCTAGATTAACAATGTATTAAATTAAATATTATAGGAGACACCATGCGTGAAACAGATAACAAACGGCACAATCAAATCTTTAAATTTAGCAAGAGGACGCACAATTGTGTATCCTCTTTAGTATTTAACTGTCATTGTCCGAAGATAAATTAATATCTTATTCAAACTCACAATTTCTTATGAGTTTGATAAAACATCAATTAAATTTACGACCATCCTGCCAAACTGCGAAGTAATGCTCTTCGCAATTCTTTCTTTTTAAAAAGAAACCAAATCTGTTTTCTAAACTACCGTATCTGCACTCACAAATTTCTTCAATCATTTCTTTAAAGTTATTTTCAAAAAAGTTGTTGAACGTAATTGATTTGCCTGGGCAAAATCCTTTGCCCACAGGGACTACTGTATTTACAATCAACTTAAACTCATTCCCATTGAGATTGTCAGCTAATTTCTCTGCAATCTCTGCTTTCACTTCTTCTTTTTCTTTTCTAAATTCTTTTGCTAACTCCTTTAATCCTTTAAATATTCTCTTATAATTTTCGTATGTCATTTCATTTCCTCCTAAAATTTATTAATATCTTATCCAAACTCCCTAGCTAAGTATCGCTAATGAGCTTAGTTATTCTTCACTCTAAAGTAGTCTGTAAAGCTTTTCTGAGTTTCTCTCAAACTCTTTCTCTTGAAAAGATGTCGGCTCTGGATACAACTCGTTCCAATCGTCCCACATTTTACCGTCCTCAATGTAGTCATTTAAAATATCAGCAAGTGTTGTTGTCGGTGTGAATCTATCTTTTTCGTAGTAACACTCAACAAAATATTTCATTTTATCCCACAACTCCTCTTCAAATAACTTTTCGTTTTTTGTTTTTAGTTCCTCAAATTCTTCTAAAATAGAACTATGATTCCCTCTACAGTCTTCTGCATATCTTTCGTCTTCTTCTGTTTCTTTAGCAAGTACTGAGTCGATGTATCTGTTTCTAGCTCGTTCCATGATTACGTCTGATTCCCATAAAGTCATTTCGTTTCCTCTTTTCCTTTTTTGTAACTTCAACTAACTTTCGTATCCTAAAATAAGTTACAACTTTTTTTAAAAAAATAAAGAATATATGTTTTTTCTTATCCTTTAACACATTGTAACTTATTTTTGGTTACAAGTCAAGTATTTTTTTGATTTTTTTTAAATTTTTTCTTTAAAATATAAAAAATGTGGTAAAATATAGTGTAATTAAATGAAAGGAAATTAAAGCCATGAGTTATCAAATTGAGAAGTTTTTAATAGAATTTTTGAACAAAAAAAATATGACATTAACAGAGTTTTCAAGAAAAATGAAGGTTACACATGTTTATGTATCTAATATAAAAAATGGAAAAAAAACAGCTTCTAAAAAATTCGTTGAAAATTTAATAAAGACTTTTCCGGAATGTGCTAATAAGGAATCAGAACTTTTAACGATGTTAGAAAAAGATAAAAAAATTGAGAAGTTAAAAAAACTAGAAAAGCAGAGAAGAGAAACAATTGGTAAAAGTGAAGAGCTTAATAGAATTTCACGTTTAAATAAACGAGAAAAAATACAATTAACTGATGTTGTAAGCAGTGCAGACTATTTTTTTAATGACAAAAATGTAAGTGACGAGGACAAAAAGAAATTGTACGATAGTTTGCAAGAACTATATTTTGACGCAAAAATGAAAAATAAAAGAAAAAAATAGAGGTTCTCATGAAAAAGAATATAAAGTTAAGAGTTAATAATTTGATAAGAAAATACAATACTAAAAATCCTTGCAAATTATGTTCGAAGATGAATATAAATATTTTTTTTATGGATCTTGGAGAAATAAAAGGGTACTATAAAAAAGTATTAAGAAACAAATATATAGTCATTAACGATAATTTAGATGATTATTCGAAGAAAATAGTTTTATGTCATGAATTAGGACATGCTGTTTTACATTGTAATAAAAAGATAAATTTCATGAAAAACAACTTTTTATATTATTCTGATGAATTAGAAAACGAAGCAAATGAGTTTGCAGCTGAGTTGCTATCGAAACAATATGAGATATTAACTGATGAGTTGATAAAAGAATGTAAGATAGGAATTTCTTTTTTAGAAGAAATAAAAAAATTTTTAGATAAAAAATAAAAGAGTTTATTTAAAAATTGGAGGGAATTGATTTATAAATATTATTTATAAATATTAATAGAGGAGGAAAATTATGGAACAGGAACAATTGAAAAAATGGTATCAAAAATGGTGGGGATGGGTTATTTTAATTTGTTTTTGGTGGATCGCAGCTCCGATTGCGATTTATCAGAGTAAACTGAATCAAAAAACAAAAAAAATAGCATATGGAATATATGGATTTTTTATTGCTATCATCATAATTGGAATGTTTACTGCAGATAAAACAGAAACTTCACTTTCTGAAACAAAAAATAAAGTATCTGAAAAAAACGAGGTTAAGAAACAAGAGAAAGCAACAAATAATGAAAGTGATAAAAAAGAAGTTAAGCGTAAAGTGGATACTGAGAAGAAAAGAATAAAAGAAGAATTTCAAAAATATGAAAACGGACATTTAAAATTATGGAATGAAATGACTGATTCGATGCAAAATGGAGATGTTTATTCAGCGTATGGATATGCTGAGAAAGCTAAGGGAGCAGTAATTGGTATAAATATAGAAATGAATAATTTAAAATGTAACAAAACAGGAGATATCGAGTTTGATAAACAGTGTAAAGAAACATTAGAGTTAGGGAAAGAAGCATATCTAATGAAACAAGAAGCACTAAATGATTTATTGAAATGGTTTGATGATTTGCAATCTCCTAAAAAGGCTAATGAAGCTAAGAAAACTTTAGAAGAAGGTGGAAAATATTGGCAAGATTTCATTTTAAAACTTGCTGCATTAACAATTACTGATGAAGATATTAAAAATGTAAAAAAATAAAAAATCTGGAGGAGCTTTGAAAAAGGCTCTTTTTTATTATATTTTTAAAAAAGACAAAAAAACACTTGACTTGTAACTTAAAATAGATTACAATGATTAAGAGGTGAGATAAATGACAATGGATGAATTTCATAAAAATATTTATACAAATATTGAGCTTGCAAGAAACCAAAACGGATTAAGCAAGGGAGAATTGGCTAGAAAAATAGGTATATCTAAATCTGCTTTTTCATTTGTTTTAAATAGATTAAAAAATGGAAAAACAATAAATACTAAAACTTTAGAAAAATGGTCAAAAGCATTAAATGTACCTTTTTCATTTTTTTTTGAAACAAATCGTAACTTAAAATAGATTACAAAAATAAAAAATCAAGTTAGGAGGACGAGGTGAAAAAGGTTTTTTTAGAAAAAAATGTAACAAAGCTCAAGGCAATACAAGAAATAGAAACGATTTTATCTGAAAGCAATATCGGAATAAACGATTTCGAAGAAATTGTATCGCAAATAAGAACGGATTATAAAAATAATCCGCTTGATTCAAAAAATATTAAGAGAAAATATATCGTATATAATTTTACATATATAGCAATAATTATTGTTTTTCTTTTGATTGTTTTTCTTGAGTTTTTTCAAAAAATCTGAGCAATTCAAAAAGAAACATAAGAATTGTGATAGTTATAAGGAACGTAAAAAAACGCTTAAATGTCAAATCATAAATTATTAAGCTAAAATTTATATTTAAAATATTTATAAAAAAGTAGTCTAATGTAAACACGAAATTTAAGACGGAAATTTTTATGATTTTTATATCTTTGACATAAACGGCAATAGCTAAAAAAATACTGCTTACAGAAAGAAATGTATTTAATGTTTGATTATCAAGTTCAACTGGATAATAGTTTATTAGAAAAATAAAAATGAAAGTTGCAAATATAAAAGAACTAAATTTTCTGTAAGGCAATACGAAAAATGGATTTAAAAAAATGCAAAATATCAAAGCTAAAAATATTTTGAACATAACAACACCTCCTTTCGTTATAGTTTTGTTTGGCGATATTATTATAACTCAAAAGGGGGTAAAAATGAAATAAGGGAGTACTAAATGGATGAGAAAAAATTTGAAGAAGGGATAAATTGTTTTGCACAATTGCTCGGTTCTTTTCTCGAATTAAGAAAAATGGGATATACACAGGAAGAGATAAATTGGGCGTACAATACAATGAGCGGGAATTTTGTACCGAATTTTAATGTAAAGAATTTATCTAACTTAATTGAAAGTAGAAAAGAAAATTGAAAAATAAACAAAAAAAGCACTCCGAAGAGTGCTAACAAAAATTTAAAAAATACTATATCTTGTGTTAATTATAACATAAATTTGATAAAAACACAAGATATATGGAGAGGAAAAAAATGGCAACTTTTAGAGTAAATAAAACAAGTGATTATACAGTAATATCAAATCATCATTTAAGAGAAAAAGGAATGAGCTTAAAGGCAAAAGGGCTTTTGACTTTAATGTTGAGTCTACCAGAAAATTGGGATTATTCAATTTCAGGATTAGCTTCGATATGTGCCGAAAATGAAACCGCTATAAAAACAGGGTTGAATGAGCTAAAAAAATTTGGGTATTTAAGAATATCTAAAATATTTCCAAATAAAAAACGTGGAAATAAAAAAATAGAATATGTTTATGAAATTTTTGAAAAACCTCTTAAAGAAGATAAAAGACAAAAAGAACAAAAAACAGAAGAACAAACGTTAGAAAGTCAAGTGGTAGAAAATCAAGGTGTAGAAAATCTACCCCTAGAAAGTCAAGCGGTAGAAAATCAAGGACAATTAAATACTAAAGAATTAAATACTAATAAATTAAATACTAAAGAAGTAAGTACTAAAGAATATATATATGTGAAAAATAAATTTTCACGATTGTGTGAAGAAATAAAAACCAACTGGATAAAAATTGCTCATGAATATAAATTGTCAGGTACACAACTAAAAATAACTGACAAGCGAAAGAGAGCTATTAACAATTTGCTAAAAGAGTATTCGCTGGAAGAAGTAATGCAGTCAATGGAAAAAATACACACATCTAGTTTTCTGCAAGGAAATAATAAAACAGGGTGGCAAATAGCATTCGATTGGTTTATTAACAAATCGAATTTCTTAAAAGTGCTCGAAGGAAATTATGACGACAAAGAAAATGAAAATACAGGATCTAAAAAATTTGGTAAAGGAGTTACGCAAAAATCTGAGAGACCAAAAGTCACAGCAGAAGGTCTAAAAAAATATTTTGGAGGTACAAACTAATGACAATGGAAGAATTTAACGAAGGTTTTGGAATGTTACTTGATTATTATCCGAATACACGAGTAACTGACGGTCTTGTAAATATATATTATATGGGTTTAGCAGAGCTTAGTATATCAGAATTTAATAGAGCTATTGGAAAAATAGTCAAGGAGCACGATGGTGATTTTTTGCCAAAAGTTTCAACGATTTTAAAATATGCAAATTCAGATATAGATTTGAAAAATCAACTGATTCTAGCAAAAAAAATGCTTAAAAAGGCTATTGAAAAAGTTGGAAGAACTGGAATGATAGCGTTTGAAGACAAAGGAGTACAAGCAGTTGTTGATTATGCTAATTGGTTGAGACTTTGTGATATGAGTGAAACTGAGTTTGATAATTTTATGAATTGGGAATTTGAAAAAATCTACAAGGAATTTATGAAAAATCCATACAATGTTCCTGAATATTTTCGAGGTTCTCAACCATTAATCGGACAAACAAAGCCAAAATTATTTACATATGCGATGATTGGAATTAGGAATAACGAAAACTTTATTCCGTTGGAATATAACGTGAAAAAAGAAACAGAGAATAAATTGAGTTACAAAAATCTAAAGGAAAAAATGTTGATAGGAGGATAAAAAATAATGATAAAAGAAAAAGTAAGGGTAAATATTATAGCAATAGATTTCAATAGCCGTAAAGGATGGAGATTATATCACAACGAGGACTTATATGGGAACACAGAAATTATAGATGATAGGTTTTGGAACGATGTGCAAGAAGGATATTATAGTTTCAGCAAAGGTACAACTTTAATTGCTGATATAGAATGTCCTTGGAAAATTGAAGAACCACTAAAAATTTTGAAGGTGCATGAGGTGATTTATGGTGATTAAGCTGGAATTGCCAGTTTACTGGCAGACTAGAAAAAATAAAATAACTCTAATGAGCCTAAACTGGTACAGAAATGAGAATGAGCATGTTAAGAACAAAATAAAACATGAATATCATGACTTGATTAGATTGAAACTTTTAAAAAACAAGGAAAAAATAAAAGGGAAATATCAGGTCCGATACCGTTATTTTTACAAAAATTCAACTAGCGACCTTGAAAATGTAGCTTCAGTAATTGGGAAATTTCTGAACGATGCATTAAAGGAACTGGGAATAATTGTAGATGACAGTGTTAAATATTTAGTCAATAGTCAACTAATAGTTGACAGTTGCGATAAGAAAAATCCGAGAATTGAGATAGAAGTGGAGGGAATTAAATAATGGATATGGTGTATCTTGTTTCGTTTTTGTTTCAAAAAGAGTTTAATAATACGACTTACGGACATAGCGAAATTGCTTTGGAAAAAGGGAATTATACAGAAGATGAATTAATAGATTTTTTTGTTGAAAGCATAAAAATAAATTTTGATTTAGGAGAAGATCAGGGAGCAGTAATAACAAACATAATCGACATAACAAAAATAAGAAAGGAATTAGAGGAATAATGGAAGCGTTAAAAACATTTGATATAAAGGAATTGCTGAAAAGACAGGCGATGCTGGATGAGAAGTTCGATGAAAAAGAGACTGTTAATGTTAGAACAATCAAAGGTGTTCAGGTTGCATTGGTAACAGAAATTGGAGAATTGTTTCAAGAACTTAAAAGTGAATGGAATTACTGGAAAAACAGCACTGGAAAATTCAATAAATCAAAAACGCTAGAGGAATTATCCGATGTATTGCATTTTTATCTTAGTTATATAAATAAAAAAGATGAAGAAACAAGAGGCAGAGTAACACCTTTTTTAGATGAATTTTTAGTTGAATATAATAGAAATGTATTGTCAGCACAAAGATTGGAGGACAAGTTGCTTGTGCTATCGGATTTTAGAATATTAAACGAAAACAAGGTTTTAGGCTGTATCTTGGATATTTCAGATTATGTAGGAGCGACTGAGAAAGAGTTTTTACAAGTTCATCACGAGAAATGGCTCAAGAATATGAATGAAAGAACGAAAGAAGATTATTAACTTATGTATACACAAGTTTGAGTGTATAAGTAAAAATAGGAGGAATATTAATGAATGAATTAATGAATATAGAAAACAGAAATACATTGACAAGTTTAGAAATAGCAGAGGTAGCAGGGAAAAGGCACGATAATGTTTTAGCAGATATTAGAGATGAAATCAGCAAATTAGGGGAAGAAAAAGCCGTCCTAATATTTCAGGAGAGCCATTATAAAGATGCAAATAACCAAAGAAGACCGATGTTTCTTTTGAATTACAAAGGAGTTTTACAACTTGGGGCAAGATACAATGCTAAAACAAGATTCAAACTTATTGAAAAAATTGAACAACTTCAAAAACCAATGACAGTAGAGGATATGATCATATTGCAAGCAAATGAAATGAAGAGTGTTAAGCATAGAATTGATATTGTGGAAAACAAAGTTGACAACGAGATAAGAATAGATCATACGGAACAAAGAAAATTACAAAAAGCAGTTTCAGTAAGAGTTTATCAAAGACTAGATGTGATAGATGCTAACAGAAATTTAATGTTTCCAGCAATTTACAGAGATTTAAAGGACAGGTTTGGAGTTGCAAGTTATCGTGATATTAAGAGAAAGGATTTAACTGAAGCATTAGCATATGTGCAGAACTGGATAGAAAAAGCAGAATTGAGAAATTGATTGAATTAATAAAAGGACAATGACAACTGAATAATAACTGTGAAAAAATAGTTGACTTTTTGTATAAAAGATAGTATCATAAAGATAGGTTGAAAGCCTTATTAGTTAAGGATAAGACTTCCTAGGAGAAACAGAGCCTTATTAGTTAAGGACTACAGTAGGTATATCTTTACGATATACCTAATTTTTTTTAAGGAGATACTATGAAATATGAAGTTTTAGGAGTTTATCTAGTAGATTTTCAAAAGAATCGAGGTGGAGAATTATCTGGCAAACATTACGGATTAGTATTAACTAAAATGTCTGAAAAAGATAAGACTTTACTCGTTGCCCCAATGACAAGTAAGAAAAAAGGGAAAAAATACAAAGGTGGATTTACCATAGATTGTACAAAGTATCAACAGAATCCTACTTATGAAAAAGCTTTTATAAAAGTAAGGAAAATAAGAGAAATTGATATAAGGAGAATATATGGGAATAAAAAATATAATTTGGATGAAGAAGATACGAAAAAATTAAAGAAGTCTATGTATGAAGTTTTTAAATTTTTGAAATAATCACAGTTATTAATTTAGCTGTGATTTTTTTATGGAGGGAAAATGAGATAGAATACAATGACAAGGATTAAAAGAAAACTTTTAGAAGGGAAAGAAGTGGATGACAGTGACTTTCGTTTTATGGAATTGAAAGTTGATTTGTTCAAGGATATTAAATTTATTAAGAAAAGGAAGGCTAAGAGAAAATGTCTAAAAGAATGAGTAGGGAAAACCAAAAATTAATTTACTGGTTCATAGACTGTTACGCTTATCATCTGAAAGGTGTAGACATAAATTGGCAGACTAGCAAGCAAAAGCCTGCCATTTCCGATTATTTTTTGTACAAGGCAAAGGAAGACTTGAAGAAACTTTATATCAGGCATAGTGGCAAGAATATAAAGGGATATGAGCCTTTCAGAAATATGGAGAGCAAGCTAAAAGACAGAATTGGAGATATAATTGACAAGAATTATACGAAAGAGAGCAAAATTAATATAATCACAAATGATTTAATGGATTTTGTAACTGATGAGATTCAAATGTTGTTTATCAAGTTGAATGATACTTTTAGCTTGGCACTTAAATTAATGAGCAATACCGAAGCTGTGGCATTTACCAATTTCCTTTTTGACTATTTTTTGCAGAATAACATAGCAATGTGGGAAGAAATGCAAATGCTGTATAAACAGCAGAATGAAGAAAAATATATTTATTCTATGCTGAAATATAGGAAATGTGCTGTATGCGGAAAATATCATACAGAAAATAGCAGTATAGATTTGGAACATTGGGATTCAATCGCAAGTACTCACGGAACTTATAAAAAAGACACTGGACAGGAAGGGCGGTATATTTCGTTGTGTAGACTACATCACAATCAGAAACATAATTGGGGAGTTCAGACATTTGAAAGAAAATACAACGTAAGGGGTATTTATTTGGATGATGAACAGATAAAAGAACTGAAAAAAGTTTATAAAAATCATTTTAAGGCATTTAAGGAGGAGATATGATAAAAATATATTTATTAGTCGCAACAATTTTTCTAGAAATTTTATTTATACGATTTGAATTGGATGAACTACAAAATTGGTACAAAGCAGTCGAGGATCAAATGTTTGAAGATTTTAATACTAGAGAAAATCAAAGAAAATACGCAAGAAAAAAAGCAATCAAAAGTATAGTTAAAATACTGTCAATAGGTTTTTTAGCAATATATGGAATTTCGTTTTTAAAATAGTTCAGTCGCAGAAAGTCGTTTTGGCTGGGATAATGTGTAAAAATGTAGTATTTATAAAGAAAAATGAAAGTCGTGAAAAGTCGATTGAATTAGAAAAAGGTTAGGAGGAGAAATGGAATATAGAATTTTAGAAGATTATAATGTATATAAATTTGTTTTTACTAAACAAGATATGGTAGCAGAAAGCGTTTTGTACAAATATGAAAGTTATAAAAAAAGAACAGTAATTTGTTGCTCTGTCCAAAGTGGTTGCAAGGTGGGCTGTACTTTTTGTGGAACAGGAAAAAGATTTATTAGAAGTTTAACATCAGATGAAATTGTTGAACAAGTAAAAATAGTTATAAATAATAAAGTATTAAATGAAATTGAAAATACAAATGAAATTGAAAAATTTCAAATTATGTTTATGAGTATGGGAGAACCTTTCGATAATTATTATCAAGTTAAAGAAGCTATTGTTAAATTAAATAAATTATTTCCAAATGCTCAATTATTAATTTCAACAGTAGGTTTAAAAAAATATGAAGAATTAAATGATTTTATGAAATTATCAATAGAAATTAATAAAATTGGTTTACAATTTTCTATACATCAAGCAAATGAAGAAAAAAGAAACAAATTAATACCATATAAAAATAAATTAACATTAAGAGAAATTAAGGATTATGGAATAGAATGGTCCGAAAATACAGGACGTCCAGTTTATTTGAATTATTGCATAGACGGCAACAATATTTCAGATGAAGAAATAAATAGATTAAAGGATTTATTTAGCAAAAAGCACTGTTATTTCACATTCAGTGTCATCTGTTCTCTTGATAAAAACAACAAATTAAAAGGAGTTTACAATGATATGAATATTATAAAATCGGTTTCTGAAAGTTTTGTTGAAGAAGGTTATAATACTAGAATATTTGATCCAGCAGGACAAGATACAATTGGTGGTGGGTGTGGGCAATTGTGGTTTGTTCAAGATTGGATGAAAAATTATAAAAAGAAATAGGAGGGAATAAATGGGAATAATAATGAGAATGATAAGTGGACTAATTACATTAACGGCTGTATTAGTGCTGGTAAGATACATCTACGGATTAGTTCTTGTATTCAAAAACAAGTCAAAGACATTTAAATTTAGCATAAGCAATATAATAGCATTTTTGATTGCTATGATTGTAAATCTGCTTGTGATTTACGGATTGATTTGGATTATAAAGTTTTTTGCGATAAGAGTGTAGAACAAAGAAAATGGAAATTTATAGTGAAAGGGAATGTTGAGAATGCAAGAGTTTATTTTTAAAAAAATGAATGAATGGGAATTTTTAAAATTAAAAAATAAAAGAGAAAGTTTAAAATTTGAATTAAGAGAAATAAATCAAAAGATACAAAGAGAAGAGGAAATAAGGGAAAGAATAGAAGTAAAGGAGCAGTTAAGAGATGTTGAAATAAAGAAAGTATCAAATATTTTAAAAGTTTTAAACGCAAGAGGAGAATACGAAAATATTTTTTTAGATTGTAAACATGAGGATTACGAAATAGAACTAAAAAGAGTGTTGAAACAATATTTAGATTTTTTAGAATATTACTTATAAATACTTGAAAATATTGATAAAATAAGGTATAATAAGGAGGTAAAATGGATAAAAAATATGAAACCTTAATTGAAGATGATGTTGAAGTTAAATATTTACTTGACGATATTTTGGCTTTAAAAAAAACAAAGAAAGAATGTGAAATACGAATTGTTTTCAACAAAGGTAAACTTAATAAAAAAAGATATATAGTGAGAAGTTTATATCGTTAAATTACAATTGAATAGGCAAGACTATAGATATATGAGCCATTAGATAGATAGATTTTAAAATGAGTCTATTTATTTAATGGCTCTTTTTTTGTCTAAAAATCAAAGAAAGGGGGCAAGATGAAGATTGAGAAAATAAATATCAATGAAATAATTGAGTATTCAGGAAATGCTAAAGAACATCCTGAATGGCAAATTGAACAGATTAAAAACAGTATTCAAAAATTCGGATTCAATGATCCGATTGCGATTGATGAAAAAAATATTATTATCGAAGGACACGGAAGATATTTGGCATTAAAAGAACTTGGATATACAGAAGTTGAAGTAATCAGATTAAATCATTTAACAGAGGAGCAGAAAACAGCTTATGCTATTGCTCACAATAAATTAACTATGAATACAGAGTTCGATATTGAAAAATTGCAGTACGAGTTGAATAAGCTGGAGGTAAATGATTTTGATTTAAGTGTGCTTGGTTTTGAACAGTCTGAACTTGATGAGATTTTGCAAGAGGAAATGGAAGAGCTAGAAATTGAAGATGAAGATACAGATAACACAGAAGTCAAACGTACTAAATTAATTTGTCCCTGCTGTAATCATATTGCTGAAAAGAGCGAATTTAAGGAGGTAATGGATGGCGAAGATACATAATGACAAATATTATACTCCTGATCCAGTTGTAAGAAAAGTGATTGAAGTTCTTGAAAAAGATGTGATGCCAATCAATAAGTTTTCAAGAATTATTGAGCCAAGTGCAGGTGCCGGAGCGTTTCTTAAAAGACTTCCTAAAATTGCGGTTGGATACGATATAGAGCCACAAGGTGAAAATATCATAAAAGGCGATTATCTTAAACAGAATGTTCCATATATGAAAAACAGCCTTGTAATTGGAAATCCGCCTTTTGGAAGTAGTGGAAATTTGCATACAGAGTTTATAAAGAAAAGTATGGAACATTCTGACTATGTGGCATTTGTGCTTCCAGGTGATATGTATAAGAAAGATAAATTTGAAAATATTGAATTATATAAGTCGTATATGTTGCCAGCGGTCAAATACAGCGGAGTTAAGTTAAAATGCTATTTCAATATTTATCGCAAGAGAAAAGGCAAATTAAAAGAAAAGAATATCAAAGATGCTGAAATTTTAACATTTTCTAAAACTAAGAGTACTACAAAACAGCAGGAATTGTATTGGTTAAATATAAAGTCTGATTTCAGATTCATAGCATTTGGAACAATAAGATTGCTAAAAAGCACAGATAAAAGAGTACGAGCGAAAGAAATAAAAATAATCTTGAAGAAAAAGGTTAATTTAAAACCAGTTTTGGAAAAGTATTTGAAGAATAGGGCTAAAGTTGCAGTATCAACTCCGAATGTAAGCAAAAAAGAAATCGTTGAGTTAATATATGATAATTTTCCACAATTGAGGGAATAAATATGACTAAAAAATTATTACTGAACGAATGGGAAGAACTTGGAGGAGAAAATGCTGTAAAAGGAACTTTAAAGAAACTGGCTGACAAATATGGTGTCCCCGGGGGGACTGTGAGGCGCTGGAAGAGTGAATATTTAAAGAAGAATAAGGCGGCGAATGTTCGGAATAAAAAGCGAACGAACAGCGAACGTTCAAACGAACGTGACATTCAAGTAAAAAAAGATATTTTAAATGGTATTCCAAAAGAGGAAGTTATGAGAAAAAATGAGATTTCAAACGCAACTTATTACAGAAAAGAAAAAAATATAAGACAACTTAGGTTAGAAAAAACAGAAGAGCAGTTGGATGATATTCTTTTAAAAGTTTATTCTGATTTAGGGGATGTACTAAAGAATGTGGAAATTTCAAAACGTAACTTAGTAATAAGGATGGCTAAGGAAATCTCAAAAGATGAAACGCTAGATGCCAAAAGACTCCAAATAATTGACAAGGCTTACGTAACTATTAAAAAAATGGGAAACGATTTAATGAGGACTGGTAAAATGTTGACTGCGTATGAATTATTAGAAGTCGACAAGCAACTTGCAGAAGAAGCGTTGCAACAAGAGAAATTAGAAATTGAAAAATCTAAAATTAAAAAAGATGACGAAAAGGAAATTGAAAAAGAAAATGAAATGATTGAATTGTTAAAAAATATAACAAAGAAGGTTGAAAAAAATGAATGATTTAACACCAAAACAGTATGAAGTGTTAGAAACGTTTAACAAAGAACAACCGAGAATTACGATTTTAACAGGTGCAAAAAGGAGTGGGAAAACATTTTTAAATAATTTTCTTATGTTATCGCACATAGCAACTTTGGCTAATCAGAATCTTAATTTTATTGTAATTGGAGCAACAAGCGGAAGTATTTGGCGGAATGTCTTAAATGATTGGGAAGTTATGTTGGGAAAACAATTTAAGCCAAAAAAAGATGGAAGTTTTAAACTATTTGGAAACAATATTTACTTATTCGGCGGAGAAAAGGCAGACAGCTGGAAAAAAATGAGAGGGATGACTTCTCACGGCACTTATATAAATGAGGCAACAGCATTACATCAAACTTTTATAACAGAAGCCTTCTCAAGAACTTCAGGTGAAGGTGCAAAGATATTTATTGATACCAATCCAGATAATCCTGCTCATTTTGTTAAAAAAGATTATATTGACAATGCTGGAGACAGATTAGAAAATGGCAGATTAAATATTTTAGTTAGCAATTTCAAACTAGATGATAACATTTTTCTTAATAGAGAATATGTGGATTCTATCAAAAAGACAACTCCGCGTGGAGCAACTTATGACAGAGACGTTTTAGGATTGTGGGTTGCACAGGAAGGTGTTGTGTTTGCAGATTTTTCAGAAAAAGAAAACGTAATTGAAAATATAGATAATGTCGAAATAAAAGAATATTACATCGGAGTTGACTGGGGATTTGAGCATTATGGAACTTTGGTAATTGTTGGAGTGGATTTCGAGGAAAATTATTATATTGTCGAAGTAATAGCAAAGCAACATAAATATTTTGATTATTGGAAAATGCTAATTTTACAGAAATATAAAGAATATAGGGCCTCAAGAGTATTTTGTGATAGTGCTAGAGCTGAATACGTACAAGGACTTTTGGATTTTGGAATAAATGCAGAAAATGCTAAAAAAGATGTAAAAGAAGGTATTGATTTAGTTGGGGCTATGTATAAAAGGAATAAGCTAAAAATTACAAAGAAAGCTTTCAAAGGAAAGTTTGAGAGTGAGATATACTCGTATGTTTGGGGTAAAAATGATGAACCGCTTAAAGAAAATGACGATGTAATGGATGCGATAAGATACATTTTGTATAGCTTGAAAAAAGATGAAGGTGGAATTGCTTATTTATATTAGAAAGGAGGGCTAATGAATAAAGAAGAGAGAACGAGAGTAAAAACTTATTATGACAGAGAACAATATAGTAAATCCAATTTGGGTAAGAATATGCCGGGATTGTTTGAAGGAACGGTTGAAATTTTTAATCCGATTAGAGATATTGTTAAGGCCCTTTCAAATACAGCTTTAAAAGATTTAAACATAGATAATGACAAATTGAAAGAAATTTGGGAAATTAATCAAATGACAACATTTAGTAAAAAGATAGCTAAAGAGATGTACTTAAATGAAGAAGTATTCGTTGAGGTTATATTAACACCTGATGAGCAGATTAGGTATCTTTTGCATAGTGTAGATGACATCGAATATGTGGAAGTGTTTGGGGAGATAAAAAGGTTTAAGGTCGAAGGAGAGCAAGTCTATTATGATGAAAATGGCGAAGAGCAGAGTAGAGAGTATTCAAGAGAGTATATAAAACTCGATAATGGAACTGTTAAAAGAGCTGAAAAAGTAGAAGGGGATGTTATTGAAACGCCTTTTATTTTAGAAAAAATACCTGTTTCAAGATTTAAGAATGACAGTAATATTATTGAAGCCTTGAATATTATAGATAAAATCAACGAAACAGAATGTTATATTGGAAAAATCTTTGGAATACATGGTGATCCGTTACTGCATGCAGATAACATTAAGCAATTTGCAGATGTAAATACAAGTAATTCTAAAATTAAGGAAAATGCACAGCTCTTAGAAGAAGCAAGATATAAGAGAAAGAGAATCATTAACACTTATAACACGAAAGATTTACAAGCTAATTTTAAATATATCGAGTTGACAAATCCACTTATTAGTGAAATGCAAAACGATATAGCGAGGTTAGAAAAGAGATTATCTAATTTGTTTCCAGAGTATCTTTTGGTAGATACAGCGACACAAAATGTTAGCGAAGAAACTTATTTGTTAAAAAACAATGGGCTTAAGACTAAAGTCGCGAGTTTTAGAGAAGATTTTATAAAAAGTTTGCTGGAATTAGACAAAATAGCGTTGGAATTATCAGGAAGTTCTGAGGAATTAACTGAAACAAGTTACACATATTTTGATACTTTTTTGGAAAATGAAAAGAGCGCTAAATTAACAACTTTATCATTAGCTCTTGATGTAATAAACAAAGCAAAAGACATTGATGAGGAGTATAAACTTAAAGATTTAATAAATAAAATAACGGACAATACTTTACAAGATTTGAGTGGTTTGTATGATTAGGATAAATTTCGAATGGAATCATAGAGTTGAAAAAAGATTATTTATTTTTTTTAAAAAGATAGCTTTTTTGATTTTTAACAATAAAAAAATAAATGTTAATTACTCAAATTTGCTGAAGATATTTATTAATTATAGTGTGAATTTTGAAAAAGAGTATAAAAGCAAAAAGAATATTGATATTGAAAAGCATTTAGAATTAGCAAAAAAACAAATAAAAGAAATTAAAGAATGGCAGAATAATTTAAACAATTATGTTGAAAACAATAAACAAAAATCAAATCTAAAGGATATATTAAAAAATAATGCGAAATTCAGAGCAAGAAACATGCTCGGAAATTACTATAAAGATTTTTTAAAAGAAATAATTGCTGGAGAAAGCGAATATTTTGAATGGAATACAATGGGAGATGAAAGAGTTAGACCAACGCACGAAGCAAGAGATGGAAAAATTTATAACTGGGATAATGCTGAGATAGTCCCTGGGGAAGAGCTAGGTTGCAGATGTTGGGCTACTGTTTATTTCCCTGATTCGCAAGAGGAAATTAATGACATAAATCAAAATTCTTGAGAGTTGAAGTATTATAAATCATTTATGAGTTATTTGATGTCAAATCTCAAAAATTTTATAGAGTATCAATATTCTAAATCATTTATGAGTTAGAACAAATAATCTAAAGGAGTGAAAAATGTTTTTAGGACAGGATTTATTAAAAAGAATGAAATTAAATTATGACACTACAACGGAAACAACAGGTGGTGCAGGAGCAAGTAATACTGGTGAAAATAGTGGGACACAATCAAATGGTGAAACTAATGAAACAATAGAAAACTTAAAGGCCCAAATTGAAAAGATAACAAATGATACTAATAAAGAAATCAATTCTTTGAAATCACAATTAGGTCATGCAAATAAGCAAATTGAAGATTATCAAAAAAATGGGAAAAGTGCTGAGGAACTAGCAAAAATGGAAAAAGAAAAATTAGAACAAGAACTCGCTGAAGCTAAAAAACAATTGAATTTAACAGCATTGAGAACTAAAAAAGGTGAGTTAGTTGCGCAATTGAAAATTAGTCCGCAGTTTGCTGATTTAGTACAAATTACACCAGATATGACGCTTGAGAAATTAGAAACAGCTGTTAAAGATGTAGCAGCAAAAGAAAAAGAGTTTACAACAGAATTTTTGAAAAAGAATTCTATAACAAACGGAGGTTTTAATTCAAAAGATAAGAAAAAAAACGAAAAAGATTTTGTTGATAGGATGATTGAAAAAAGCAAAAACAACGAAACAGATCTTACAAAATTTTAGGAGGTTAGGATGTTAAAAAGAACAGTGATGCACAAAGAAAAGTTGAATGTGCAAATTAAAATATTAAAATCTGATTTTGCTAACTATATTTACAAAGATAAAAATACAAACAAAGAATATTTGTTAGCTGGAGCTTTGATTAAAGCAAAAAACGGTGAAGATTTAAGAGAAACAGGGGCCTTTGTAATACCGAGTGGGGCTGGTACTAGAGCCGATGGTGTGTTAGTCCATGATGTTGAATTTAAATATTATAACGACAATGAACAAGCGACAGTTGCAATTGAAGGTGTGGCTTATTTGGATAAATTAATCGAGGTAGGGAAAGAATACGCTACACCAGTCACAATAACAAAAGCGGAATTACCAGAAGGTGTGACTTATATTTATAAGGATAGAAAATAGGAGGTTGAAATGGCAATAAGTTTAACGGATTTATTAAATGCGAAAAGTTTAAATAAGTATTATACAGGAGTGAAAGGCACTACTCTAGTAGAAGCAATGTTTCCAGCTGGATTCTCAAATAATTTCGATGTAAATGTTTTTGGAAGTTTAGACGGCGGAACAGTTGAAGTATTGCAAAGCAGTCAGCTAGGTGCAGATGTAATGTTTAGGGACTGGGATTTAAAAACAGTAACTAAAGGAGACAAACAATTTTTCAGAGAAGCTATGACATTAGATGAAAAACGTAGAAAAGAGTTGTTGGAAATTTTAAATACTGGGAATCAAACGGTAATTGATAACTATTCAAAACGAATTTTTGATAAGTTTGCAGGGGCAAAAGGATTTTTGGCAAGTCCTCGAGCAATCGCTTCTTATGCAGCAGCTCAATTTTTATCAACAGCAAAAGTTATATTTCCAAATGAAAACGGCGGTGGTCAAACAATTAATTATAAATTAGCTGATAAATATAAAGAAACATTAGCTGGGACTAATATTTGGAGTGCAGCAACTGCTAAACCGCTTGAAGATTTAGAGAGATGGAAAGAAATCGCTGAAGAAGACGGCGGAACAGTTGAAATTGCTTTGATGTCAAAAGCTACTTTTAATATGTTGAAAAAACACGATACAGTAAAGGCATTATTTAAAAATACAACTGTTACAGTTACTCCAGCGTTAGTTAAAGCAACAATTGAAGAAGTGATTGGAATGACTATATTAGTTTGGAATGAAAAAATAAAAGTTGGTAAAACAACAAAAAATGTATTTCCTGATAATGTAGTAACATTAATTCCAAATGGTCAATTAGGAGTAATGGAATATGGGCCTACTCCAACAAAAACTGATGAATTGCTTGGGATGTTAGGAGATAGAGAAGTGGTTGATATTGCTGGGACATTTTCGACTGTTGAGGTTGTAGCAGAATCAAAATCAGCTGGAGTTGTAAATAATGTGAATGTAGTCATTGAGGACTTGGTAGCTCCAAATCCATCTATTATGGATAGCATGTTTATAGCAACAGTAGGGTAGGTGAATTAGATGGCAAAAGAAGACAAAAAGAATGACATAAAAGCTATTGTTGTTGCGATAGCTTTAACACCTTTAAGATACAATGATGTTAGATATGGAACAGGTGAGAAAATAGAATTGTCAGAATCAGAGTTTGAGGTTTTAAAAGAAGGTAAACTTGTAAAAAGAAGAGTTGAGGAATAATGTCTGAAGAACTTTTGGAAGAGCTGAAAAAGTATATTCCTGAAACTTCTGATTATGATTTACAAGTGGTTGAGCAATTTTATGAAGTTGCTGAAGAAAAGCACAGTACAGAGAGAGAAAAGCTGCTCAAAATATTTTTGTTTGGTTATTTATTAACTTCGTTAAATGATTTTGATTTTACGAAAGTCCAAATTTCAAATATTGTTATCGAAGAATCGAATGGAAATAATCCTTATCTTAGGATGTATCAGCAATTATTAAAAACTCTTGATGTTGAAGAAAATGAAAGTGTAACTATATCAATATTTTAAAGGAGTTGAAATGTTTAATTTTAAAAACAAAGAAAAAAAAGAAATATTACTTGTTGAGTTGAATCATATACTTTTAAATGTTGGTGACAATGAATTAGATTTGACTCAACGAAGAGTAAATATTGCAAAACAGGAGATAGAAAAAAGAAAATTAAAAATAGAGATTATAAATTTAGGTGATAAAGATGCCTTGCAAACTAACAGTGAAACAGAAACCAAAAAACAAAAATTTGGAGAAGTTGTTGGCAATGAATCCTCAAAAGATAGAAGTGGGAACGGTAACGAATTATAGTGTCAAAGGTGGATTTGATGCTTTTGGATTATCAAATGTATTGGATAGTGGTTCAAGTCGTGGAGTTCCTGGGTGGAATTATAACCAAAAAGCTTTTGAACAATTTAATCCAATGGCTGCTAGATACTTTAAAGAAGGAGTTGCTAGGATTATAAACGGAAGTTTTGATGTTGCAGCAATGACGAATAAAATTGGAACCGAAGCTAGTACAAGATATAAATCAATGATTGAAAGGATAAAAAGTCCTCCAAATAGTCCTGTGACGATCGCAAGAAAAGGATTTAATAATCCAATGATTGAAACTGGGCATTTTAAGAGCAATATTGCAGCTAAAATTAACGGGGGGAGAATTGTCGGTAGAGGTGGTGGATAATGGATAGGAAAACAAAATCAGCTATTAAAAAAACTTTGAAAGTTATAGAAAAGCTGTCAGATGATGTGATTGTGTATTCAGAAAATTCTGAGATTGAATTTGACGAAATGGGCAATCCTATTCAAAACAAAATAGAAAAGACAGTAAAAATGGCTATACTGACACCTAAACATAATTCATCATTTCCACAAAGTGTGGACGGAAGTTTTTTATCGAATAAAAAAGAGGGATATTATATTTTGAATGATAATCAGGATTTTAAAGTATCGGAAGGTATAAAAATAAAGCATAAAGATGTGATTTACAGGGTTGTGAATATTGAGGAAAATTATGGGGAATTTTTGAGAATGGAGCTGAATATAGATGACAAGCGAAATTAAAAAAGAACTTGTGAACGATATAAAAGAGTTTTGCAAAAAGTTTGGTATAAATCAAATCATAAATGAAGATAAAAGGGACGAGATACTTGCTGAGCAATATGAAAAACTCAAATTTCCAATTGTTTTTTATAATATATACATTGAAGACGCAGGGAATCCAATTCCTTTTGGCAATGATGAATATTGTTATGACGAAGAAATACAAGTTATCTTGACGTTAGAATCAAGAGAAAAACACAATGATTTCGATATGCTTTATTTATTTTTAGCTAATACAAAAGCAACAAATGATTACTTTGATGAAAGAAAACATAAAAGGAAAGTTAGAAAAGTATATAAAATACAGGAAATAACTTTTAATTTTATGGGTAGAAGATATTACAAGGAAGTTTTGCAGTTTAGTTATTTCGCAGAACATTATATAAATAAAAATTTTAGGGAGGAATAATGGCAATACAGAGAAATGATTTAAATACTTTGAATAATGTACAAATTAAATCAGAAAATAACAGAGCTTTTTATGCTGATGTCAGAAGTTTGATATTTTTTACAAAAGATTTTGCAATATCGCCGACATTTATTACAGAACCTGGCGATTTGTTGGAATTAAACATCAGTGGATTAAATGAAAATCATAATTTTTATAAATTAATAGCTAGTGCATATTCGCAAGCGTATACACCGTTAAATGTAGTTGTTTATGGAAATAATACAGCAGCAACATTCACAGAGCTTATGAATACATATATAGATCATGAGGACGCTTTTGAAGTCACTAACTGGATTACTAATATGGATATTGTTTCTGAAAAAACGTATATTAACAGTATAGTGTCTTATGCGAAAACTGATAAGGATAAACAATTTTTTATAGCTGTTGATTACGAAAAAGTAGGAAGTGCAGCTGAAGCTGTAAAATTGCAAACAGAAAATAATGTGGACAATGTCGCATTTATAATTGAAGGAGCTAAAAATTTAGCCAAAGGGAATTGGCTTACAGGGGCCTTAGTTGGTGGAACAATAGGATACAAAAATTTAGGAAGTTATATTGTTCATTCAACTGAAATAACTAGTTTTGTTCAAGAAAATTATACAAAAACTGAACAAAAATCATTTTGGGACTCTGGATTAAATTATTTATCTAAACCAACGCAAGGATATTTTCATATTGTGAATGGAATTAATTCAGATAATAAAAAATTTATTGAATTGAAATTAATCGAAATTTGGTTAAGGGATGGATTGAAGAAAGATTTAACAATCTTTCAAGTAAAAAAAGATAAAATACCAGGGGATGATATAGGGAAAATGATGGTTTACTCAATCATTAAGGAGCGTTGCAGACAGGGTGCTAATGCTGGAATGTTTATGGTAGACAGTACTGGGAGTTATTTTGGAACAATAACGCAAAAAGATAAAAACGGTAACGAGCAAGAGATTAGCTTGGGACATTTGATAGTGAGCGACTTTACACAAGAATCAATTAGAGAAGGAAAATTTGATTTTGATTTAAGAGTCACTTATTTGAATGGCGCTAGAAAAGTAAATTTAACTGGAGCTATTACAACAGAGGGAGAAATTGTATTTGATAAATAAAGGGGGTAAATATAAATGTCAACAAAACAATATAATGTGGATAATGTCAAGATTGTGTTAACTGCTGCAGGTATTCCTTACGCAATTACTTGCAGACACGAAGACGGTTTTGAGGATGATCCAAACACAGAAAGCTCGAGTTCAACAATTGCGAGTTGTGGGCAAAAGGTTGTTAACGTATCAGTCGACGAGAGTGTATCTATCACATTAAGTCTGTTATACGGAAGTAGCGAACACAGAACAATGGAAAGATTGCACAAATTGTGGAAAGCAAGTAAAGGACCGTTTCCAATGTTTATGGTAATAACTGATACAAATACAAATGAAACTTATATATATAATGGTGTTTCATTTAAGAAAAAAGCTGCATTAAAATATGCAAACGAAAGTGGAACTGAAGCTAGAGCATGGGAGTTTGAAGCAGAAAGCAGAGAACTTGTAATGTAATTGGAAAAAAAGACAACTAATATGAAAAATATAATAGTTGTCTTTTATACAAAATATAAGGAGATTAAAAATGGATTTAGAGAGAAAATACACTGAAGCAGAAAAAGAAGCTATTAATATGTCAAGAGAAATGGCAGGACTAGGACCGTTGGAGAAAGAAGAAAAAAATGAAACAATAGGAGCACTAGAGGTAGAAACTGCTGAGGCCCAAATAGTTGCTGAAACTTCTGAAGAGATAAAAGAAAGAAGAAATAAAAATGAGAGAAGGAGAATAAAACAGCAAGGAGGATTAAGACCAAAACAGATATTTAAATACACTTTGATTAACTGGGATGGAAAACTGAAAGATGTGGTTTGCACATATCCGACTACAAGACAAGCGTCGAAATATTCAAAAATGGACTTCGATCCTGTTACTGGAAAAGGAGTGCTTAATTTTGGTGATATAGTTGATTGTTTTTACAATGATGACCTATTGCCACGATTTGACTTTGAGGACTTTCCATCAAGTGAAATCATTGGATTGGGTGTGTTTTTATCGGAAGTGGTAAGAAATCCCTTCCTTAAATAAGAATCCAGCATTTTTTTACGAAGGGAAAATATATTTTAATAAAGATGAAATGCTAAAAGATATAACTGAAATTGAAAATCTAGCATTTCAGTTAGAAATAAATGAAAATTTTAAAAGTTTTAATTCTTTTGTTTTTTTAAAAAGATATAATGAAAATAAAATCTCTGAAAAAGAGTTCGAAACTTTTTTGAAAATGTGCTTTTATGATACGGAAATTCAAAAAGCAAAAGAAAGAGAACGGAAAAAGATAAAGAAAGGAAGATAAATGGCTAGTGGAGTAGGAGTTACTTATGAGTTAGAGTTTGTTATTAAAGATAAAAACGCAAAGCAATGGATACAATCAATGCAAAAAGAAGCTGAAAAACTAGCTAAAACATTAGACAAGGTTAGTTTAAATAATTTTAACAAGCAAATACAGAATATGCAAAAGCATTTGCAATCACAAGGAGATAAACTTAAATCTCAAATGAAAACGGCTCAAGAAATGATGAAAACGCTTGGAACTGGTAAAACTGTAAAAAGTGGATTGGATAACGTAAAAAAAGAAACACAAGAAGCTAAAAAGAAAATGGATGATTTAAATAAAGCCAAAGAAGCAGTTGGAAAATCAGTGAAAAATCCTCTTGAGAATGTAACTAAAGGTGCTGATGGTGCTATAAAAAAAGTCAAAGGACTTTTGAGTAAAGTTCGGGATGGTGCATTGTATAAAGTTGGAGGATTTATTGCTCAAGCTGGTTCGGAAGCGTTGCAAGAATATGGACAAACTGACTATGAACTTCGTGGGGCGTCAGCCAAAACTGGCGGATATGGTGTTGATTTAAAAGAGTATAGGCAATTAACTAAAAAAGTTGGTGGAGATACAAAATTTAATAACTTAGATGTTGCACAGGCTATTAACGCTGGAGCAACGTTAGGAATTAAAAAAGACGAAATGAAACAAATCATACCAGCAGCTGCTAATTTGGCACAAGCGTTTAATTCGGATATAACACCAGCTCTTGAAATGGTTAAAATGCACATGAACTCTTATCAATTATCTGCGAAAGAGGCTCAAAAAGTTACTGATATGATAGCTGTTACATCTAAAAATACAGCTGCTGATTTACCTAGATTGGCAGAAGGATTTAAGTATGTTGGAGCGTCTGGGAAAGCATTAGGAGTGCCACTTGAAACAGTTTATGCGATGTTAGGGAAAATGAATGACAACGGATTAACAGGGTCAACAGCAGGTACTGGATTAAATCAAATGTTTGAAAGTTTAAAAGATTTTAAAAAACGTGGGAAACTTGAAGATTTAATTGGTAAGGTTACAGATGAAAAAGGTAATTTACAAGATATGGTTTCAATTGTTGAAAGATTAAAAGGTGTAACTGACAAAATGGGTAACGCGGATAAAGCTGGAGTATTAAAAGCTATATTCGGAGTACAAGGAGGAAGAGCCGCTAATACGCTATTGAACGGAAGTGTAGAAGACTTAAAAAAACTTCAAAACGAAATAAAAAATAGTAGTGGGGTAGCTAAGCAATTGAGTGACTTTATGATGCAAGGAAGTGCAGGAGCGGTTGAAACTTTAATGGGAACAATGTCAAGTACGTTTGCAGCGGTATTTGACTCATTAGAGCCTTTATTAGTCCCAGTTGCAGGCTTATTTATGGGGATAGCTGAAGCAATTGGACAAGTAGCAGAAAAAGCGCCTTGGCTATTACAATTAGTTTCTATTTTGGGAGCTTTAGTAATTGGAGAAATGGTATTTAATAAAATGAAATCAAGCATTGGGCCTTTCGTTTCTGGGATAAAAGAAGCTATTGCAAGTGTTAGTTTATTAAAAATAGTTCTTTACGGACTATTGGCGATTGGTTTAGTAGTTATATTTAATATGTTTAAACAATGGCAAGATTATTTGCAACAAAATGCTGACGTAAATAAAGTGTGGACGGCTACATTGCAAAGTTTAGGAAGTGCATTAGGAGCAATCAGTGACTTGATAATGGCTGTTGTAGGTGCGCTATTTGGATTTAGTACAAAATCAGAAGATGCAAAAGATAAAACGCAAATTTGGGGAATGACAGCTGATGAAGTTAAGCAAAAATTAGAATCGTTTAAAGAAAAAATTGATGGATTTTCTCAAAAAATACAAGAAATGACTAAATGGGTAGAAAAAAACAAAGAAACAGTAAGACTTTGGGGAACTATATTTTTAGGATTGGCAGTTGGAATTGGAATATTGTGGGGATTAGTTGCAGCACAATCAGCCTTTAACGCAGTAGCTGCTTTAAATCCATATGTTTTGATTGCCGCAGCAATCATAGCGGCAATAATGGCGATAGTAGCAGCGATAATGTATTTTTGGAATACAAATGAAACATTCAGAAATGCAATTACAACGGCTTGGAATGCTATTAGTCAATGTTGGGCTCTTGTAGGATTTGTTTTCGGTGGACTTGTTGGTGCAATAATCGGCGGATTAATGCAATTATGGGTTCAAAATGAAACGTTTAGAGAAATCGTAACTACAGTATGGAATTTTATAGCGACAGTGTTCCAATTAGCTTGGTCTATAATTGGTGGAATAATAATGGCAATTGTTAATGGAGTTATGACGCTAGTTAATGCAATAGTAAATCTTTATAATACAAACTCAACTTTCCATGCTATTGTATCAGCTGCTTGGAGCGCAATAGGTGCATTGATTCCTGCTGTAATTGGAATGATAGTTGGAGGCCCAGTTGGAATGTTTATAGGTGCATTAGTAAGTTTGTATACCCACAATCAAACTGCAAGAAATTTAATAAATGCAGCATGGAATGCAATCAAAGCAGCTGTATCATCAGCAATATCAGCGATAATAAGTAGGATTCAATCCGCCATATCTGCCATGCAAGGGTTGATAAATGCTTTCCAATCGGCTAGTAAATTAGATTGGGGCGGGATAAAAGCTGGTGGAGCACAATTCGTAGGAGGAGTTAAAGGGATTGTCACAGGTAAACACGCAGTAGGAACTAATAATTTCCAAGCGCAAGGTGGTGGGGGAATGACTACTATCGATGAGCATGGAGATGAAGCTATTTGGTTGCCAAACGGTTCAATGGTTGCAAGAAACACAACAACTAACGATATGTTGAATAATTTAAAATCTATTAAAGCTAATACTCGTGGTGGACTGAAAGACAGTGGAACAGTTGTTACAAATAATAATCATTTTGTATTTAATGTTAGTGGAAATGATGAAACACTAAACGAATTAAAAAATGAACTTGAAAAATTAGGAATAGTTTAGGAGGTATAGAATGCAAGTATTAGATTTTTTTAAAAAAGCAATTGCAGGATTTGAAGCACAAAAAGATAGACTTGAAAAAATGTATTTAAAATATTTTGGCATAAAACCTAATGGATTTTTAGGTACTATACCTCTTTTAGTAATTTCGACCGATTATAGTCAAGATAATGAAATAACAGGCTACAAATCGTATTTAAAAGATAATTTTAATGAAAATATGTTTGTGAATCCATATACATTAAAAATTGAGGTAATTTTACACGGTAAAGAATGGAAAGATGAACTCGAGAAATTAGTTAAAGAATCAAAAAAAAGAAATTATACAACATTTATGTATACTAAATTTGATAAGGTTTATGCTCCACTTGCAATAACTAGTGTCAGTTACTCGGAAAATTATCAAAATTATACTAGTATAAAAGTTTCGATAAATTTAAAAGAAGTAAACTTGTTAAAATTTACTACAACTGACGGAAAGACTACAACGAGTGCTTATGATCCAGAGACTAATACCCAAAATCGAGAAATGTCTGAAGTTTCGATGAGTGAATCAATGAAAGGTGGACTTGGAGATGATCCTAGAACAGGAGATATTAAAGCATGAGAAAATTATATAGTTTTGATATTTTATATAAGAAAAATAAAAAAAGTAGTTACAGAATTTTATTAGACGATGGAGAAAAAACGTTGTTAGTTACATTGGAAATTTACAATATAAAAGAACTTTGGTATTTAGATGTAAAGACGGATAACGAAAATTTACATATGGGCCAAAGAATTAATGCATATGAAGATTTGTTCTTATTGTGCAGAAGACGATATAAAGAATTTCCAAATGTTAAAATGATAGCTTTGCCAATTAATTTGAATGGCTTTAATGTTGAGTTTACAACGGAAACGGCTGGAATATTACAGGATATTATGGTGGTGGTTTAATGGCTGAGATCATGGAAAATACACAAAATAACGGAGTAAATGATAATTACTATATTTTGTGGGACAGATATGCAAAAGTAACTTTTAAAGTAAAAAATGGAGATGAAACAGAGGAAATTGAATTTGAAAGATTTCAAATTGAAAATGGAGTTGATTATTCGCCAGATTTCGAGATACAAACTGAATTTGATATAACAGAAAGCACTAATATTGCTAAAATAGTTATTTATAATTTAACAGATGAAATGATTAAAAAATTAAAAAAAGGTGTCGAAGTAGTTATTGAAGCTGGGTATTGGAATGATGGAGTAAATAAAGATATTGGTGTTATCTATAAAGGGATTATCGAGAGTTTGAAAGGAAGTTGGAGCAACGCTGATAAGAAATTTGAAATAACTTGTAACACTTTTAATGATGAATACAAGGATACAAAAATAAATCTTAAAACTGGAAAAGGAACAAAAGCTAGTACAATAATAAAATTAATTTTATCAAATTTGGATAAATTAAAAGCTGGAACAATAGAGCTTGGTAAGGATATTGATTATAAAGATGGCAAAACAATGCATAACAACGTAAAACACATCTTTAAAGAAATAGCCAAAGACACTAAAAGCGTTTTTTTTATAACGAATGGAGTTGTTACTTTTCAACCACGAGATAAGATAAATAGAGGTATTTTAGAATTTGATCCGAATCGATTTCAAGATGTAAAAGAAAATGACGGTACTTATACATTGAAAAGTATATTTGATCATAGATTTCAAGAAGGTTTTAAGATTAATTTAGATTTAAAAAAGGAATTTGAGCAACTTGAAATTAAAGGAGAGTATCTTATCACAAAAGGTAAGCACGTTATTAATTTTAAAAGCGATGCATATACAGAGTTGGAAATAAAAACTAAATTTGATGATGAAGAAGCTAAGAAAGCTAATGAAATCGAAATTGTTTCTGGGAAAAAAGGGAAAAATGAGAAAGCATCTAAAAATAAAAAGAAAAAAGCAAAAGAAAAAGACGATAAAAAGAGTAAGAAAAATGAAAAAAATACTAAAAAAACAAGCAAAAAAGAAAACGAGGTTAAAAAATCTAATAACACAGAAACTAAAAAAACTACTACAAAAAGTAGCGGAAATAAAAAAGAAAAAGACTGGGATAGAATAGTGAGAACATATGGAGTAGGAGGTAAAAAGTGAGAAAAAAAACAGTAGGAGATCATATAGAATCAATGATAAGTGGAAAATTTGATAATTTGAATACTTTTGCAATAGCTAAAATTGTTGAAGTAGATAACTCTAACATGAGCTGTAGTATACAAATGTTAGATATTCCTGAACTTTTTGGCACACGCGATGAGGTTGAAACGATTGAAAATGTTCCAATTGCTCCGATTTTTTGGGGGAGTAAATGTAAAGTAAATGCTCCATTAGCTGTAAATGATAAGGTCTTAGTAGCTTTTTGCCAACATGACACATTTAATGCAAGAAATGCTTCTGAACCTTGTGAGCCGAACTCTAGTGCAAAATTTGATATAAACAATGCTATTGTAGTTGGTCAAATAACAAGTGATGCAGAAAAGAACATATCTAATGATTTTTATATCGCTTATGGTGGAACGCTTGTAACGATAAATGATAGTGGTGTCAATATAAAAGGCGGTTCGATCAGTATAAGTGGGCCTGTTAAAGTCAACGGAAGTTTAGAAGTGAGCGGAGACGCTAAAATTGGAGGAAAGTCATTTTTAACTCATACAAATGGTGGATTACCATTGGATTAGGAGGATGTCATGGAGAGTGTGGAAAGTTGGCTAACAGAAAAAAATGACGATAAAGAAATAGATGTTGCAATTGGTAAAAATATTATCTTAAGTTCAGAATTAGAAAAAATAAGATTACGTTTGGAAAATAAATTAAGGTTATTTTTTAACGAATGGTTTTTGCATAAGAATGAAGGTATTTATTGGCTTAAAAGAAATGAAAATAATGGACAAATAGGAAATTTGTTAGAAAGATTTAATATAGAGGCCCAGGTCAAAGAAACTATTTTGTCAGATGAAGATGTGGCAGAAATAACAAAGTTTGAAAGTGATTTTGAAAATAGAAATGGAAACTATAATTTTAAAGTAGAAATGTTATTGAAAAATGGAAAGACTTTAGCGTTTTAGAAAGGAGGAACGATGGATTTTGGAGTAACAGAAAAGGGATTTGTGTTAAAAAGTTTTACGGATATTATGAAAGATATAGAAAATAGGTACAAAGCAAGATTACAAGATAATAATTATATTTTAGATTTTAATACTCCAGAAGGGATTCATTCTGAAGCTATAGGTTATGAGCTATCACAAATATGGGAAGAATTGCTTGAATTTAATAATCAAATGAATCTAAATACAGCAACAGGAATATATTTAGATTATTTTGGAACTTTACTGAGAACTCCACGAAAACCAGGGGCTTACGCAACTGGACAGGTAAAAATAACTGGAGAAAAGAATAGAGTTATACCAGCACAGACTATTATAAAATATGCTGAAAAAGAATACAGACTATTATCAAACGTTACGTTGGATAAATTAGATAATAATGAGTATTATGGAATAGGATTTATTCAGGCTCTTGAAATCGGAGAAGAAAGCAATATCACAAGTGATGTTACTTTTACGACCGAATATGAAGGAGTTGCTAAAATTACAAATGATGCGGATGTAAACGGCGGTGCTGATAATGAGAATGATAGTCTTTATAGGGAGAGACTAAAAAGAAAGCAAACGGTCGAACAAACTGCTACACATGCGGCATTGTACAACGGATTAATGGCTTTAGAAAACATTAAAAACGTGTTGATATTAGATCCTGAGACAGAACCATCAACTGAGGCTGGAACAATTAAAATATTTTTGGAAGGAACACCAGACGACAAAGTTTTTGAAACTATTTTAGATTTGAAAGCAGATGGAATATTAACTCTTTCAGATTCTAATGCACAAAATTTTGAAAAAAAAATAAAAAGAGGTGTATTTGAAAGAAAGATAATATATAACATTATAAAATACAGTACGTTATTAATAAAAGTTGAAGTATTAGAAACAAAAAATTTAGATGAAAAAGATAGTCGTTGGACAAAACAAATACAACAGGAAATTTTAAATTATATAAATAATTTAAAAACAGGAGAATCTATTAGTTATTTAAAGACATATTCGGAAGTACTCGGAATTGACGACATAAGAAAAATAAATCTGAAAATGGGATTAACAGAATCCGATGTTGCAATACAAAATTTCGACAAAACATTTACAGTCCCGGTTGGTCAAAAATTTCAAATTAATGAAAACAATATCGAGGTAACTTATGTTTAAGAATAGCGAAGAGTATACGGATAAAATAATAAGTAGATTTCCGCATATGTACAGAAGAGATAGAGAAAGCAACAATTATTTTTTACTGAATTTATATTTAGAAGAAATAAGGCGAGTAAGCAAAGGAATATATGAACTTTTGAAATCTTTAAATATTATGGAAGCAGAAGGTTATGTATTGGACAAATTTGGAACATCTTTTAATTTGAAAAGGGACACGAATGAAAATGATGAAAATTATAGAAAAAGAATACTTGCGGAAATTTCAAGGAAAAGTAAAAACGCAACTTTTGAAACAATCTTAAATGTACTCAAGATTATAATTGAAAATTACGAGCAGAATATATTTATTTTTAAAGAAGGGATTATAAAAGATAGAGTTAAAAATATAGATTTTAAAGTTAAAAATGGAAGTTTTAAAGGAAAATCTGAAACGCAGTTTTACAAAGAAAAAGCAGGAAGCATTTACATTATATTGAATAAGAGACTGTCTGCATATATAAAAAAGAGCATCTTGAATATTTTGCTTGAAATAAGAGCGAAAGGTGTGGAAATAACTGTTGATTTTAAATATAAAGTGCAAACAGCTAATTATATTTCAAATGGGGCCTTTGTTGGAGTGAAAAGAATTTTAAAAATAGAGGATAGCTTTTATGATGAGATTTTGCAACAAAAAAGTTATGAGAGTAATTTAGCAAGAATAAATGTAATAACACAAGAAGGAGTAAGATAGATGTTAAAAAAAATAAAGGATTGGATAGGAACGAATTTGGATGTTTACAAAGTTGAAAACGCAAATGATGTTGGTGCTGGATTGGTTAGGCATATTTGGAAAGGTGAAGAAACAGCAACTCAAGTTGGGACAACATTATCAGCGCAAGTCATGAATGATTTGCAAAAAGGATTGGTTCACACTCTAGATACAATTAGAACTGTAGGAACTAACAAAGATATCTACGAAGTTGCATTGACTGGAATCGAAGAGTTTGGCGTATTTGACGGATTAAAATTGTTAATTAGAATTGATGGAGAAAATCAGTTTGAGGATGTATTTTTAAAATTAGGTGGTATAGAATATCAGATCTATCAATTAAAAAATAATATGTTAGATAAGATTGACAAAGGGATTTTAAAAGACAAAAAGGAATATTTGCTCAACTTCAAAAACAATTCCTTTATTTTGTCAGATAGCACTTTGTACGGATCACAAAAAGGGACAGCACTAGAAGGGAATCGGTTAGCTGAAATTCTAGGATTGCAATTTGGCGGAAATATACAAGACATCGGAAACAAAGCAAAAGGAAAATTTTATTATGATAGTGTAACAAAATTTTACTACGAATGTGTCGAAGACAATAGTCTGACATACAACGATAGCGGAAAATTTAGAGCTATATCGAATAAGCCGATTTCGGACAAATTAGAAAATTTGTTCGGAGTTCAAAAATCTCAAGTTGGCTCAATTAAATTTGCCGGCATTGAAATCAAATGGGGAATAGTTCCGGATGGAGCTTCTACATTGCGATTCCCAACGCCTTTTTCTAACGCCTGTTTTAATGTGCAAATTAGCCGTTTAGGACCAGTTATTATCAATTCAACAGGTTCGTCTAGCCCTGGAGCTTCCACGGTTTTAGCTATTTATAGGACTCATTTTGATTTAGATAGCGTAATTGGAGCTAGCGATAAATCTGAGTTAACTTATTTAGCGATCGGTTATTAAACAACCCCGACTGTCATCCAGTCAAACCCCATCGTGCTAGTACTACTAAAAAAAGGACATTGAGTTTGGCTACGACCAGAGTGAACTACTGTCCCATTAGAAGACCAGGTCGAGATTGTTATAGTCGGTATTTGCTTGTAGGCAATAGGATAAACTAAAGTGTATTGGCTTTTAGGCACTGAAACAGATCCCCACTGTATTAAAACTTTTCCTAACTTTAAATAACCGTTGGCACTATTTTCAAACAAATTTTCTAGTTAATAACCAACAGCAATCCAACGGAAAAAGTTTCCAGTCGCATAAAAATTTGTTCCTGGAACTCTGTTGAAAACTCTAAACGAATTAATTTGATGATCACTTATACCAAGTATATAAGTTCCAGCTCCTCCGTCGGTAGCCGAAACTGAATAATTAGTTGTTTTAAAAGCAACTTTAAGATTGATTGTTGTTCCCGCTCCAGTGCTTAGATATTCTGTTCCCCATTGTATGATCAGACCGCTTGGAAATTTGATATAATTATTTCCAAAATCAAACAAATTTTCTAGTCTATAATGTAATTAAACATTATAGAGGAGTGATAAAATGGAATTGCAAGAGTTGAAAGGAAGAAATGCGGAGATTTATTTGGAGTATCTTAACAGTAGCATAGCTAAGAATGCAGCAACTAAAAACACTACTTACAAGACGTATTTAAACAATATGAAACAGTTTGTAGAGTATTTAAAGGCGTATGAAAACAATCGTTATTTGTTAAGTAAAGAGACGTTAAAGTTTGTTGTGAGTATACTTGAGAGATACATAAGATATTCCAGAGAGGTCAAAGGGAACAATGCTAGAACTATTAACAATAAAATAACGGCAATTAGTAGCTTTTACATTTGGGCAGTTAAGCGTGATTTAATAGCAACACATCCATTTAGAGATAAATTAGACCGCTTGAAAGTTACAGATGTGGAAAAACGGAGAAATAGCTATTATTTGAGTAATAAGGAAATAATAGAGATTAATATCAAAATGGAAATGGACAAACGGTATGATTTGCAAGACAGGATCGTATTTAACTTGATTATTGATACAGCTTGTAGGATTTCGGCATTACAGTCAATTAAAATTGATAATATTGATTTAGAGAGTGGAATAATATTTGGAATAGTAGAAAAGGAACAAAAGATTGTAGAGTTTGCAATATTCGAGGAAACGACGGAATTGATAAGGGAGTGGTTGAGATATAGAAATGACAATATTGAATACTTGTTAGTAACTAAATACAACGGAGTATTTAAGCAAATGAGCAAGTCGACAATAAGAGACAGAGTGAGAAAGATTGGAAAACTTGTGGGAATAGAAAATCTGTATCCGCATAGTTTAAGAAAAACATCAATAAACTTGATTGCAAAAACGGCTGGGATTGACCTGGCTAGTGAGTTTGCAAATCATAGCGGAACAGATGTAACTAAAAAGCACTATGTTAAGAAAACGAGTGCGAGAGACAGAAGAAACAAACTGTTAGAAATTCGTAAAAAAGCGGGATTTTAACAATAAAAAGTAGAGAGATTTATGAATTTGTTCAGATTTTTGAAAAATATTTACTGATTTTATTGACTTTATGCATACTTTAGATTTTAGTGATTTAATAAAAATTGTATGTAAGCATAAAACGAAATTATCTCAAAGCCTTTAAAAATCAATATTCATACTTAAAATTTTCGTGCAAATTCATAAGTTAGTACAGAATAAAAACCTTAAAAAATAACAAAATAGGAGTGATAAAAATGACAATAGTTTACATTTATTCAATTGATTCGTTGGAGTGCATGGCACGACCAACGGTCACAACTACAGAGGAATTTAAAGAAAAACCAAATCTGTTTTATCCGCTTTGGGATGAAAAAACAATGAAATTCTCTGAGACATTATTAAATAATCCAATTATTGATTTAAAAACTGGAAAACTTAGAGAAATGACTGAAGTTGAAAAAATAAAAGCTGGTAAAACAGTTCTAAGTGACGGAAGTTATTTGGATGAGGTTAACGAAACAATTGTGACTATCGCAAAACCAAACGAATGGAGCCTTTGGGATAAAGATTCTCACGCTTGGAAAGTCGATAATGATTTGTTAAATGCAAAACTAAAAGAATTAAGAGAAAAAGCGTTAAAAGATTTAATTGAAGCTAAATTAAGCTTTTTAAATCAGCCGCTTGAAATCGAAAAAGATAGCAAAAAATACATATTTGAGAACAATGAAAGAAATAGAAACAGCTTATCTCTTAAAATGTCGTTAATGTGGACTTTAGAACAAGATAAAATTGAAAAAGTAAAAGTACAAAATGATAAAGGATTAGTTGAATTTATCGAATTGAATCGAGCTGAATTAAAAGTTTTGGCTAAAAAAATTCAGGACATCGTAGAAGTTGCAGACATGGGAGAACAAATGGCGGTTGTTGGAATCAGTAGATACACTATTGATCAGATGTTAGAGCTTAATGTAAGTGATTTTTTTCAAAATTAATTAAAGGGAGCGATAGAAATGGATAGATTTAACAAATTTTTAGATTATATCTTTAAAGTTGAAGGCGGTTATACTAATGATAAAAATGATAAAGGTGGAGAAACAACTTGGGGAATCACAAAAAAGGAAGCGAGAGAGAATGGGTATCGTGGTTCTATGAAAGATTTGACGAAAGAGTTTGCGAAGAAAATATTAGAAAAAGACTATTATTTAAAAAATCGTTTGAATGAAGTAATAAATGACAAGGTTGCATTGTCAATATGTGATTGGAGTTTTAATTCAGGAAAATGGGCAACTAAAAAGGCACAAGTAACGTTAAACAGATATTTTGGCTATAATCTAGTTGTGGATGGTATTTTTGGAAGCAAGACTATAAAAGCCTTGAATGAAGTGGAAGAACAAGGGAAATCTGAGGAGTTTTTGAGAGATTACCATAGTTTGCAAAGAAAATTTTACCATTCTATAGTTGAATACAATCCAACTCAGGAAGATTTTTTGACTGGATGGTTGAATCGTGTTGATAGAAAAGAAAAATATTTAAAGGAGATGATATAAATGAAAGTAATATTGAATGTAGGACACGGTGGAGTGAAAAGAGATCCAGGAGCGTGTGGAAATGGTTTTGAGGAACACGCTTGGAATAAGGATTTTGTGGAAAACTATGTAAAAAAAGAATGTGAAAATCAAGGTGTAGAGTATGTTGTAGTTTATCAAGAATACTATTCTACTTTGCCACAAAAGATAAATGGACTTGCAAATAAAGGAGATGTGACACTATCATTTCATTTAAATGCAGCTGATAAAACAGCTTCAGGTGCTGAAATGTTATATTGGCACAACTCAAAAAGAAGTAAGGAACTTGCGGAATTTTTACAGGAAGCTAATATTAAAGCAACACATTTGAAAGATAGAAAAATCTTGCCTCGTAATTATGAAGACAGAGGGGCAACTCTTTTGAGAAAAACTTCAACGCCTTGTGTCATAGTTGAAAGCGGATTTATAACAAATTCAGAAAACATGGAAAAATTGGAAGCAACAAAAAAAGAGCTTGCAAAATATTATGTAGCAGCAGTAAAAAATTATTGGAAAAACAATTAAAAAATGACTTTATTACAAGCCATATGAGAATGTCAAAAAAAGATTTTTGATAGAAAGGTTGCCTAGTGAGTTAAAATTGACTGTAGGGCTTGCTAGGTGGCTTAGAATTGATTTTAAGAAAAAGAATAAAATAGGAGATGATAAAATGGATAAATTAGCAGCAAAAATATATTTAACAGGTAAAATTTTAGAATTAGGAAAGACTTTAATCTACAAAACAGAAATAGTTTCAAAAGGAAAGGCTGGAGCAGAAAAGTTTAAGCAAGTGTATGAAGGTTTTTGGGATAAGTTAGAAGATCTGTTGGAAAAAGAAAAATCAATTGATAGAAAATGGATTCCTGACTTCGCAGAAGAGATTGGTGAAGAAGTTCTAACAGAAGTTTTAAAGGAGGCTAGAAAGACATTTGATTTAAAAGTTATACTGCAACAAATTTTTGATGAGGAAAAAGCAGGGAATAAAAACATATTGTAGGAGCACAAATAATGATAGAAGATTTAAGAATGATAATTGACAATCATGGGCTTTTCCTAATCTTGTTTTTTAGCGGAGTACTCTTTGGAGTAGTGGCTCAAAAAATGATTGATAATCAGCCAGTTAAGCCATTTTTTAAAAGAATAGCGGTGGCTGGGATGACGATGGCTATTTCGTTATCTTTAAATAAGCTAATAGGTCACTTCTCAGCTAGTTTTTTATATCCCTTAAGTCCGGTTTTTGGATTTTTCGGTGAGGCTTTACTGGAAACTGTAAATCAAAAGAGATACGGAATCAGCAAAGGATTTTTGGAAATAATGCTGGAAAAGTTCGGATTTGTCAAGAAGAAGGATGATAAAGATGAAAATATATCACAGAAGTAGGAAGTTTGCAATCGTAATGTTTGCACTGATATTTTTAAATTCAGCAATTACGCTAAAATTAAGAGGTTATCAAAGAAGACAGAATCTAAATTTATTACGGAACGAGTTGAAGAGTGAAAGCAAAAAAGAAATATTTGATTCAATAGAAGAAAAATCGAAAACAGAAGATTTAATACTTCTGATAAGTACAAACTTTGTCGCTTTAATGATAACTGTTGGATTCGACAGATTCGGAGTATTTGAAGAAAGTGATGAAACTATAAAAGAAAATAAGAAAAAACTTGTGAAAATATTTTTGTAAGTTATTAGGATAGCCAGGAATGGCTATCTTTTTTTAAATTCAAAAAAATTATAAAAAAATTCTTGTAAGGGGCTGCTTTTTTTTATCTTTTGTGTTAATATATAGTATAATATATAAAAGTGAAGGAGAATTTTTTATGATCAATGTGACTGCAAGCAGTTTCTTTGCGGGGATTGGAGGAACTTGCATAGGATTCGAGCAGGCGGGAATTAAAGTTATATGGGCTAACGAAAAAGATGAAAACGCATGTAAAACTTATAAAGAGAATAGAAAAAACACAGAACTTGTTCAAAAAGACATAAGAGAATTGAGTATAGATGAAATTCCAGATACACGGATTTTAATAGCAGGTTTTCCATGTCAAGCTTTTTCAATAGCGGGAAAAAGAGGTGGGTTTAATGATGAACGTGGACTACTTTTTTTTGATTTACTTAAAATAATAAAGGCTAAGAAAAATGATGTTATCTTTCTAGAAAATGTTAAAAATTTAGTAGGGCATGATAACGGAAATACTTTTCAGGTTATTATAGAATGCTTAAAAGCTGAAGGATATCATGTTAAATATCAAGTGTTGAACGCTATGGAATATGGTAACATATGCCAAAATCGTGAAAGAATTTACATAGTTGGATTTCGCGATAAAGCACAATATCAGAGATTTGTTTTCCCGATGCCAATACCTTTAACCAGTACTTTAAGTGATATTATTGACTTCGAAGAAAAAAGAGATGACAAGTATTACTATATTGACGGGAAATACAAAGGTGATATTTATCAAAAATTAGTTGCAGCTATTGATGATCCATCCGCTGTATATCAATGGAGAAGGAAATACGTTCGTAAAAATAAAAGTGGCGTAGTACCGACTCTTACGGCAAATCAGGGCGAAGGAGGTCACAATGTCTGCATAATAAAAACAAAACATGGAATTAGGAAAATGACACCAGAGGAATGTTTTTATACACAAGGGTTTCCTAAATCATGGAAGCTCCCTGATAATAGGGCTGATAGC